CCAGATACCCACACGCCAATTCTGCGACGCTCAGATCCTTGCGCCCAATGCATGCCTCATGCAACGGGCATTCATCACACACAAACCCAGCACTGCACACGTCCATCGAATGCAAAATGTGCCTCACTTTCTCCTGGTCGGTCATTCCGCTACCTCCAGAAACTCTTTCTCAAGGAACGCGACCCAGGCTGCTTCACAGGCATATTTTGCATGCTCGAGATTTACGCTTCGTCCTTTTGCAATGATTGTCATTCCCCGAGCAATTGTCCACAAGGCATTTACGCTATCGTCGCATACCGTACGAATGCGAAGAAAATAGTCCTTGAAATCAGCACAAAATCCATAGCCGCTTAGAAATTCATGCCTCTTCCAATCCAGTTTTCTGATCCGATATTTCTTTTCCATTTTCTGCCTCCACGCTATCACAGATTACTGCATGTTTTCTTATCTGTCAACATTCAATAACCTCTTGCACAAAAGATTTTCTCAATATTCCGAACACGATATTCTCGCACTTATCCTTGGCGTTGCCCAGGATTCTGCTTTGCCCTGAAGCAAGCTGCCTGTAATGATCACCGCAAAAAACCATCTTTACTTTCCATATCGACACTTCAGATGTTTCATACACCTGGAGCAAAAACATGATGTTTGATTTCATCCCGATTTCTGCAGAATGATGGCAGCCATCCTGCTTCCAAACCGCACGCCTCAGAACATATTTCTTTCTCATGATCTCCCCAACAAAAAAGCCCTGAAAACATCACCCTCACCATTTCTGGTGTCACTACAGGATGATGCCGTCAAGGCTGTACATTTGCCATTCAGCACATGGGAAGAGTAGTGATTTCTTCTCATGTGCCGAACCTGAGAAGAGAATAGCATATCTTTGCATATTCATCAACAGTTTTATCATTTCCAGTACATGTTCCGTACTATTTCTTTATATTACATGCTTATATTTCCACACGAAAAAAATGTTGCTACCAGCTTTTTTCTATTATCTGTACTATTGGTACAAATTGCAACAAGTATGTAGCATAGTTGTACTATACTATATATATATATTATAATAAATTAATAATAATAATAATACATACACAGAAACACAGCTACGTATGCGCACACACACACGCGCATACGCGTACACGTACGCGTGCGTAATTACGCGCGCACACATACGCACACATAGTATATGTATTTCTCCGAGACTTTTCACTCTTGTTATTAATTCTTTTATATGTAAACAATAGATATTGGATTATATCGCTACATAGTTGTAGACGCGTAAAAATAAGTGTTGCCATAACAATGAAATGATGGTAGATTACTGGTATGAAGATAACAACGACACCGAAAACCCTGATGATCACCACAGGAAGCGATACGTATGAGCACTGGCATGTTGACATGAACCTGAGATTCTATGATTCGGGCAACGTGATGTGGAGCCACATCGAGATGGCATCGATTGCAAGAAGAAGCCGCGACTACATCAAGGGGCTGGTGATCGGGTGCCGGGCATTCATAGGGATCAATAACCCAAAGCCTCGCATCAGCATGGAAGGTGATAGCTTGATGGTTGCAGGTTATGTTTTGGGTTTCCGAAACCGCGTTCCGTTCTTCACGAGCGGTAGCGAGGTTATTGATCTTGACCATGCGGCAAAGTTGTTCGGGGTGACTACGCAGATGTTGCAAGGTGTTGCAGAAGGCGCGCGCAGCATGGCTGGTCACAAGAAGAAGGGCTTGCTTGATAAGAAAGATGATGCTAAAGTGTAAATGAGATGGTAAATGAGAAAAGTTTGGCAAACCTGAAGCCTTATAGCGCAACACACAAGCCGCCCGCCAACAACGGGCGAAAGCCTTCGCAGCTTAAGAAGTTCATCAAGGACAACAACGTCAACCGCGAGGACGTCGCCTTGATGATCAAGAGCGTACTTTTCAGCAAAAGCTATGACGAGCTTGTGGATATTCTCCAGGACAACAAGCAGCCGATGATCATCCGTCTTTTCATCAAGTCATACCTGAACGACTTCAAGAAGGGATCGCTGATCAACTTGCAGTATCTTCTTGACAGGGCGTTCGGAAATCCGAAACAGGAAATAGAGGTCAGCGGTAATGTCAGCGTTGACCAGATGTCATACGAGGAAAGGGAGGCAAAGATCCGTGAGTACATTGAGGGTTACATGCAAAGGGGCGCAGACGCTGCCCCTGGACAGGATCGAGGAGTTCCAGGGAAACCTGAAGAAGCTGTCGAAGAAGAATCTTGAGAAGCTGAAGAAGCGCATAATCGAGGACGGGTTCAACGTCCCGTTTTTCGTGTGGGACCATGAAGGCCAATACAAAGTGCTGGACGGCCACCAAAGGCTCAGGGCGTTGCAGTCACTACGCGAGGACGGCTGGGATATGCCATTGCTTCCCGTGGCGTTCATCGAAGCCAGCGACGAAGCGGACGCACGCAAGAAGCTGCTTGCGATCAGCAGCCAGTACGGCGAGTTCGATGCATCTGAGCTGAGCGAGTGGCTGGATGAGATCGGCGGCGAGGTTGCGGAGACGCTGAGGCTTGTGGATAGCGAACTGAAAATCGAAAAAGAGGAAGAAGAGGAAACAAGCGGCGATGATGAGGTTGCTACTGTAACCGAGAGTGTAACGGAGCCAGGAGATATTTACGATCTTGGTGGAGGAAGGCTTATTTGCGGTGATAGCACAGATAAGAAAGTTCTTGACAATCTTTTGAATGGAGAACTTGTTGATCTATGGCTTACCGATCCTCCATACAATGTCGCGCTTGGGGATGGTGGAAGCAAGAATGAAGCAAGGGAAAGACATAGAAGAACAGACGGTCAGATAATCATGAATGATAACCAGACAGATGAAGGCTTTCATGATTTTCTTGTGCGCGCATTCGCTACAGCAAAGGCGAGCATGAAGGATGGTGCAGCCTTTTACATCTGGCATGCAGACAATGAGAGCTTTAATTTCCGCGGAGCGTGCAGGGATTGTGGTCTTGATGTAAGACAGTGTTTGATTTGGAATAAACAGGCGATGACACTCGGCCGCCAGGATTATCAGTGGAAACATGAACCATGCCTATATGGTTGGAAGGAGGGAGCATCGCACTCCTGGTATTCTGATAGAAGCCAGACAACTGTCCTTGATTTCAACAGACCATCGGTGAGCAAAGAGCATCCAACCATGAAGCCTGTCGATCTGTTTTCGTATCAGATAAAGAACAGCTCGAAAGAAGGCGATCTTGTCTTGGATTCATTCGGAGGTTCTGGCACGACCCTCATAGCATGCGAGAAGCTGAACAGAAGAGCGCGTCTTGTCGAACTGGACCCGCATTACTGTGATGTGATTGTCGGCCGCTATGCGAGATGGTGCAAGGAGAATGGAAGAGAATCGAATATCACAAGAAATGGTGAACCGATAAAAGTGGAGGATTTTTTCAGATGAAGCTATTCAGCAATGAGATTGTGTTTCGCGGACATCCTGACAAGGTATGTGACCAGGTATCGGATGCAATCCTTGATGCTTGCCTGCTTGAGGATAGGCATAGCAGGTGCGGCATAGAGGTGATGGGTGGGAAGAGTGCCCTTTATATCACTGGCGAGATCACAACCAATGCAAAGATTGACATCGAGCAGATTGCAAAGCGTGTGCTGAAAGATGTCGGATACCCCGAGATGAAAATCCTTGTCGATGTCGGAAGGCAGAGCTACGATATTGCGATGGGGACCAATGATGTGATAGGAGGGGCTGGGGATAACGGCATGATGTTCGGTTATGCATGCAATGAAACATTGCAGCGCCTGCCAAAGGCAATGGTTATCCTCCAGGACTTCTCCAAGGCATACGATGCATCAAGGACGCTTCACAGCGCATTGCGATCTGATGGGAAGGCGCAGATCACTGGAATCTATGACCAGTGGTTTAAACTTGTCGGAATCGACACGTTCACGATCTGCTATCAGAACACCGAGAACAAGAGAGAAGAAACAGACGATCTTGTGAAAAACCTCGCGCTCTCAATTCTTGAAAAATACAACATAGCACCACCGCGTAGATTCCTGATCAATCCTACAGGAAGGTTTGAGATCGGAGGCTTTGAAGGTGATGCTGGTTTGACTGGGCGCAAGATTGTGGTTGACAGCTATCATGGTTTTGCTCCTGTTGGCGGTGGTGCATTCAGCGGAAAGGACCCGACGAAGGTTGATCGAAGCGGTGCATACAAGGCCAGGGAGATCGCGAAGCTGATGCTTAGCCTTTATGATCTTGAATGGTGCCAGGTGCAGCTTTCGTATTCAATCGGCATTAAGCGTCCTATGGCAATCTATATCGACAGCGATGTCGGACAGATAGAGCCGCTTGAGTATCTCTACGATGAATGCATACCTGCGAACATCATCAAGGACCTGAATCTCCTTGATGTGAAATATGAGCCGATGGCCGCGTTCGGACACTTTACATGCTAACACCCAAGGACCACGCCTACCTTACAAGCCTAATCATCCAACAGGAGCGCGAGCGCGTTGTTCCAAAGCTCGACTGCTTCCGCTTGCCTATGAGGATAAAGCTTGCCAAGTCCGGGCGTGGCACTGGTAAGTCATGGGCGATCGCGAGCCTTCTTATACAACTTGCACACAGGCGCAAGGTTCGCATCGGTTGCTTCCGCGAGATACAGAAAACCCTAGAGGAATCATCATACGCACTCATGAAGCAGACAGTCGAGCGCCTGGGTTACCAGGGATGGAAAATCACGAACGAGAGCCTTGAGTCACCTTGTGGATCGAAGATAATATTCCGTGGCTTGAAGGATATACGAGCGGCCAACCAGGTCAAGGGCCTGGAGTCGTTTGATATCTTCTGGCTTGAGGAAGCGGCGGTCATATCGAACGAGAGTCTAAGTATGATCATGCCTACCTTGAGGAAACCAGGATCAGAGCTCTGGGCATCATGGAACCCAGAGACCGAGAGCGACCCCATCGATCTGCGATTGTGGCAATCAAACCGAGACGACGTGTTCCGCATCTGGCTTGAACCTGGTCCCATAGATAACCCGTGGTGGGGACCCGAGCTGCAGAAGGAGATGGAAGCCGACTATGCGTTGGACCCCGACGAAGCCGAGCACATCTGGGGAGGACAGCCCAGAAAGCAGGGACAGCGCTCCGTCATGAGCCGTGTTGCAATCCGTGCTGCAATGGAACGAAAGATAGAGCCTGTTGGAATCGTACAGATAGGTTGCGACGTTGCACGTTACGGCGACGACCGCACGGTCATATACAAGCGCAAGGGGTTGGCAATCGTCGACCACAAGTCATTCAGCAAGCAGGACACCATGACAACCGCCTACGAGTGCTGGGCTATGGCTAATCATGATCCATCAATTCCCATCTATGTTGACGACTCAGGCGTTGGTGGAGGTGTTACCGATAGACTGCGCGAACTCGGGGCAAAAGTATACCCGGTAAACTTCGGTGGATCGCCTGCAGATAAGGACAAGTACACTAGCATAGCAGACGAGCTCTGGTTCAACTTCCCCGTTGATGAGGCTTCAATTCCCGATGATCCTGTCTTGATGGCTGAGCTTTCAGGCAGGCAGTATGCGTACGATCACCAGGGAAGGCGTAAAATCGAATCGAAGGACGACTACAAAAAACGTTGCGGCAGAAGCCCCGATGAAGCAGATGCATTGCTTTTGTGTTACTACGACGGGACCGGCATCATATTCCCCGATGAGATACGCGAGCAAATGGCTAGGAGGCGCAGATGGTGACGACTTCCGACGTGTACGAGCGTGTGATGATCGCATTGGATGGCATGCCGCTGTCAATCTACCATGCGAAGAAAACAACGAGCGTATATCTGCATTCATCCGATATTGGAACCTTGTCGATACGTGACCACATGCCAAAGAAAAGCGCACTTCCTAGGCTCAAATACAACATCATCATCGGATACAGAGGCAAGCGCGAATATCATTACAAGGGCCGTACCTGTTATTTTTATGGAGAGCACGAGATATCGGCCGTTCTTGACGACTTGCGCAAATCGTGTGATACTTACCGAAGGAGATTATAACCAATGGGACTTTTCTTCAATCGAACGGCTACGAACGAGAACAAGACAAGACAGAGGCGCATGAGCCGGGGTGTTGTCGACTGGACGGAATCGATCGTGGTCGACCGAGATGTTACATACGGCCTGTACCACAACGAATACAACGGCATGAAACTCGCGGGCAGTCTCGCTTACGCTCCGATTGCTGTACCCGTCTGGTTTATGGGCCTTCCTGTTCCAGAGAGCGACGACGAGCGCGTGCAGCAGATGCTCAATAGCTTGACCGAGGACTTTTCAACGCTCATGCAACAGATCCATACCGAATGCCACCGAGACGGCACCATATGGGTATGGCCTTATTTCTCAGCGGAGAAACGCAAGCTCATGTGGGAGATCATACCCGATACAAGCATCACCACGGTGATGCGCGACATCAAGACAGGCGACGTGTCAAAGATCATCGCAGAAGAGCAGATGTCGATAAGCATTGACGACATGACGACAGGCAATGTCGTGCGCAAGCGCACCTTCACCAGGGATATGATTAAGACCGAATGGACGCAGAGCACACTTCCGATACCTTTGGAGAATGAAATATTACCAAATATCGCACGTGAGCTTCCCATCCACTTTGCGAACAACGCTGATGCATCAGAGGTGCGCGGCCATTCTGACTATGAGCGCATCGTCTACGACCTGAAGAACTATCACGACATAGAGCTCGCCCAATCAGAGACGCTCGCCAAGTTCAGACCTAAGCTGATCATCAACACCAAGCAGGCATCAACATGGCTTGCGAACAACGGCTACAATGGAATAAGCGACATAGATGTAAGCAAGGCAGACCTCTTTCTCAACGTTGAGGGCGAATCTGTCGACATCAAGTTTGCTGACAATGCATACCAAGCCTACGAATCTGCATTGAAGCGCACCTTCAGAAAGATTGTGGAAGGTAGTGTCGTGCCTGAGATTTGCTGGGGAATCAAGGTCGAAGGCAACCTCGCATCAGCCGAAGAGCAGATGGGATTGCTTTTGCTTTTTGTCGAGGACAAGCGCGGGCAGAAAACCGCGGCATACAAGCGCCTGTTCACCGCATCAGTGCGACTCATGAGCGTAGCTTCTATGCAGGCGACCAATCCCGAGATTGAAGTCAAGTGGGGAAACCTCGACAAGCTGTCGGCTAAGACAAAAGCCGAGGTGTTCAAGGCGTTTGCCGAGGGTGCAGCACGTCTTGTCGACGGAGGTTCTGCTACTAAGAAGCAACTCTATGAGCTGTGGAACAATCTGTATCCAGCGGCAACCATTGAGACATACGAAGAGTTTGAGCAGGGCTTGTCAGCTATGGCAAAGCACAAGCAATTCCGTGATGCAGACTATGACATGGCAAGGGATGAGTTCGAATGACCCGTACCGAATATGAGAGGGCGTACCGCTCAGTAAGAAAGGCAAGTCCGAAGCTTTTGAAAACGGCCATGACCCAAGTCAAGCAGGCTTATATCAATGCAGGTGACAAGGTAGCCGCAGAGCTCAGGCTTGCACAGCTGAGCGGTACGTCTGATTTAACCATCAAGAGCTGGCAGCAGATTGAGATGCAGCTCAAGGCAGGCGTGCTCGACATAACAAAGTCTTTGTCAGATGAGACACCGCTTGCCGTCGAGAACGTTGCAGGGCAGATATCGGCAATCGATGAGAAGTGGCTGACCGATGCAAATATGCGAGCTGGTGCAGGCTTATCCGCTGTGAAGATCAGAAACATGTTCGTATCGGTGAATCACGAAGTACTGAGCAACATGGCGACTCGCATGTTCGCAGACGGCTACACCTTCAGCGAGCGAGTCTGGCGAGTCGGCGAGGCATTCCCTACAGATGTGAAGCAGGTAATCTTGTCAGGTCTTGCACAAGGTCGTGATCCGGTAAAGATTGCTGACGACCTGTCCGAGTATCTTGTCGGTGGCAAGTCCAAGCTCATGAAAAGATACGGCAGGCTTGAAGCAGGGACCAAGCAGTTTGCAAAGCGGATACCGAAAAACGTGGACTACCGGGCAATGCGATTGGTTCGCACCGAGCTTTATGCCTCACTCAAGGAGGCTGGAGTATTGGCAGGCAAGCGCAACCCAGGGGCATATGACCTGTTCGACTGGGTGATGCAAGCTGGCCGCGCCGATTGGGACTGTGCATGTCCTGATTATGCACATGGCAGTCCTTATACAGCTGAGCAGGTTCCCATCCAGCCTCATCCGCATTGCGGTTGCTACCTCATGCCGCGCCTGCGTGATGCAGACGAGTTTGTCGACGACCTAAAGCGCTGGTCGGAAGGTGAGAGCGTTGATTACCTTGACGAGTGGAATGATACCTACTACGGAACGATATCATAGCACTTGACAAATGCTGATGCATAAAGGAAAATGGAACTATGAAGCGAATTTATCTATCAGGCTACATTGGATATGATCTGACCAGTACGATGGTCAAGCAGTGGCTTGACGAGGCCAACGGCGAAGAGGTGGAAATACATCTCAATACCCAAGGTGGCATCGTCACCGAGGGAATAGCCATCTATGACCTGATCGACAAGTATACTGGAAAGAAGTCATGTCTGATGGGTGGGCTTGTCGCAAGCATCGGATCATATATCGCAACAGCATGCCAGAAGGTAACGGCCCAAGACATCACGGTTTATATGGTCCACAATGCAGCCAATTGGTGTTTTGGCGACTATCACGACATGCAGAATGAAGCCGAGTCGCTTGAGAAGCTGAATAAGCATATTGCTGACCGCTTGTCGCGCTTCAGCAAAAAGGGAATCGACGAGGTTCTCAATCTCATGGACGAAGAGACCTGGTACTACGGGAAAGAGATTGTGGACGCTGGGTTCGCAACCGATTTCCTTGAGACAGGTAAGGCGAGTGATCAGGCGTCAAACGTGCTTGATATCGAGAAATACAAATATCATGAAAGGCTCAAGAGTGTGGCCGCCTATTTCGGCAACCCGCCTGAGAAGCCGAAGGAAGAAGCAATGAAATTCGAAGATTTTCTGACCGCAGCAAAGGACTTCGTAAAAAGCGGAGAGTTCAAGCTTGAATCGGCACTCGACCTGTTCGGAGCAAAGGACAAGTTGATCACCGACAAACAGAAGGCCGCACTTGATGCATTGGGTGAAGATGATCCCAAGGCATTAAAGGACCAGCTTGCAGAAGCAAAGAAGAAGGCTGTGAACGCAGAGCTCGACGAGGCTTTCGGCAAGGATGGGAACCTTCGCATGTATGCCGATGAGCAAATCGAGAAGGGCAAGACCGTCGACGAGATCCGCAAGATGCCGATCGCCGTTGCATTGGCTGCAGAGCGTGCTGCCGGAATCGACCAGATTGTGGAACAGAAGCCGAAAGATGAGCAGACGACCGTCGGTGACAAGATCATCGCGAGCTACTAAGAAGGAAGGGTGAAACATGAAAGTTTACATCGAAAAAGAAATGTGCGACCACGTTCGCATCGAAAATGGGACTGGTGGTGACCTCGAGCAGTACCAGTTTGCGATCGTAGGACCCTACGCTGCAGTAGCCGACGAGGCAATCGCCGACGGAGAAGTGGGGAGTCTCCACGTTGAGGAAGGAATCCAGATCCAGACAGACGAGCTGCACGCAACGCAGAACACGTTCGCGACTGTAGGAAACCCTGTCTACTGGGACCCGGCAACCGGCAAGTTCAGCGACACCCTGACCGACGGTTACTACCTTGTCGGATATCTGCTCGTTGCAAAGAACGGAGACGGCGTGATCGTGTTCGAGAAAGAACGCTATGCCAAGCTCGTTCCTGCATCGCTTGTTGACATCCAGGAAGAGATCGATGCCGCCGAGGTGTCGATTGCCGCGATCACCGCTGAGGCTGGAATCCCCTTCAA